GAGCAGGATAGCGGTCGCCCGCGTGACGAAACGGGCAAGTTCGTCAAGGCGGAAGAAGCCAAGACGCCCGAGATCACGCCTGGCCCGAAATCGGGGCCAAAAGAGGCGAAAGCCCCGGCATCGTGGCGCCCGGATGTGCGGGAGCATTGGGGGCAGTTGCCTGAGCCTGTGAGGGCCGAGGTGGCCCGCAGGGAGGCTGAAGTCACTCGCGCTCTACAGGAGACTGCCGAGGCGCGCAAGTACGCTGAGACGCTCACCAAAGCCTTCCAGCCGTATGAGGCATACATCCGGGCGGAAAACGCCACGCCCGCGCAGGTCATCGACAACCTGATGGGCACGGCTGTCAGGCTGCGGACTAGTACGGGGCCGGAACTGGCACAGTTGATGGCGGGCATGGTGTCGCAATTCGGTACCGGGCGGTTCGGCCCGCAGTTCATCAACATGCTGGATTCCGCGCTGGCCGGGTCGAGTCCGCAGGAAAATGACTCGACTAGTCAGATTCAGCAGGTAATCCAGCAGCAGTTGGCCCCCGTCCAGCAATTCATGTCGCAATTCCAGCAGGCCCAGGCGCAAAGCCAGCAGCGGGCGCAGCAGCAGGCGGCGTCCGAGGTCGAAAGTTTCATTTCGTCGGTAGATTTTGGTGAAGATGTACGAAATGAAATGGCCGACTTGATTGAGCTGTCCTCGCGCCGAGGGCGGGAAATGACGTTGCAGGAAGCCTACGAGCAGGCGTGCCAATTGAATCCAAGCGTTCGGGCGGCGTTAACGCAGCGAAAACAGGCGACCGCGCTGCAAGGGCAGAATACTGCGGCGCAACGTGCCAAGGCGGCGGCGGTTTCGGTAACTTCTACCGGGCCGACAATTGGGGCTGTTACCGCGCCGTCAGGGGACACCCGATCTGCCATTGAAGCGGCTATTGCGTTGCATACGCGGTGATGTGATAATGCACGCGGGCGGGGATTATTCCGCCTGCGTGTGCGCCGTCAGCACCGCAGCCACCGATGATCGCAGGAAGCGTTAGCCCATCCTGCATTTGACCGGACTGCACAGGTTCGCTCAAGGCCACCGAAATCGGCCCGCGTAAGCGGCAAACCTTTTTCCTGTGGAGTTCATCATGGCATTCGCAAACCCTTCGGTTAGCGACATCATTGCGACGACTATTCAGTCGCGCAGTCGCACCATTGCTGACAACGTCACCAAGAACAACGCCCTGCTTGCCCGACTGAACCAGCGCGGCAACATCAAGACCATTTCGGGCGGAAACGTCATTCTGGAAGAACTGTCGTTTGCTGAAAACGCGAACGCGGGCTTCTACTCGGGCTACGACCTTCTGCCGGTCGCGGCGCAGGATGTCATCACCGCTGCTCAGTTCGACATCAAGCAGTTCGCCGTGCCGGTCGTCATGTCCGGTCTGGAGATGCTCCAGAACAGCGGCAAAGAGGCGATGATCGACCTCATGGAGTCGCGCATCAACGTGGCGGAAGCCACGATGGTGAACCGTCTCGCGCAGTCGATCTACTCGGACGGCACCGGCTCCGGCGGCAAGGAAGTCACCGGCCTGGGCGCGGCTGTCCCGACCTCGCCGTCGAGCGGCACCTACGGTGGCATCAACCGCGTTGACTGGTCGTTCTGGCGTTCGCAGCTTCTGGACGTTTCGACCTTCACCGGCGGCGCGGCGTCTGCCAGCAACATCCAGTCGTGTATGAACGCCCTTTGGGGTTCGACCGTTCGCGGCACCGACCGTCCTGACCTGATCGTGTTCGATCAGAACTACTGGGCGTTCTACATGGCGAGCCTGCAAGCCAACCAGCGTTTCACCGACCCGAGCAGCGCGAACCTCGGATTCCCGTCCATCAAGTTCATGGATGCGGATGTGGTTCTGGACGGTGGTATCGGTGGATTCTGCCCTGCAAATACGGGCTTCTTCCTCAACACGAAATACCTCAAGTGGCGTCCGCACGCGCAGCGGAACATGGTTCCGCTGTCGCCCAACCGCCGATACTCGACCAACCAGGATGCGGAAGTTCAGATTCTGGCTTGGGCGGGCAACCTGACTTCCTGCGGCCCGCAGTTCAGCGGTCGGATGGTTGCGTAACGATTCGGTGGGCCTGTGGTGGGGTCACCTTTCCCTCGGGACATGGTGACCCCATGCCCGAGGGTTTTTTTCTTAGGAGTGTCAAATGGGTACTGCTGTAATTGGTATTGACAAGACCCAAATCACCGCAGCGTCGGCTGTTCCGGCGTTTCGGCTTGGGACGATTGGTGGCTACGACGACCCGACTCTGGGTTACCAGGAGTTCATCTACGGTCGTGCTGACGGTGCCATGACGGGTGCCGGATACGTTGCGGTCGAAGTGACTGCTGCGGCTGCTGCGAACGCGCTGGACTTCATCATGATCACCACGGCTAACACCGCTGGGGGTCAGAACGGTCACGGCTCGCGCGTGGCGGTTGCTCAGGCTGTCATGGCTGACAACGAGTTCGGTTGGTTCCAGATCTACGGCAAAGGCTCGCTGCGTACTTCTGCGGCTGCTGCCAAGGGAACCCGTCTGAACACCACCGCGACTGCTGGTGCGCTGGACGATGACGGCACCGCTGGCGCTCGCGTCATCAACGGTGCTGTGCTGGGCGTGGCGACGGGCGGTGCTGCGACCTCGGCGGATGCTGTGTTTACTTACCCGTCTGTCGGAGCGACGGTCTAAGTGTAGCAAGGGGGCGGGCGGCAACGCTCGCCCCTGTTTCAACCATAAAAAGGATACCCAATGGAACCCACCGCGATTGCTACTGACTTCATTGACCCGCCTCCGATGGCACGGCCCGAGACTTCGCGCTTTGCCGAGGACGCGAAATTGCACGTTGAGTTTCATCGCTCGCCCGTAATCAATCCGCACAAGTCGCAGGCGGCTGGGCGTGCGATCTACGAGGAAAAAGACTTCGTCCGAATCCACATTCCCGGCGACAAGAACAACATCATTGACCGTCCAGTCGACGCGATTGATGAAATGCGCTTTGCCGACCGGCTTGCCAAGTGGCGTGCGGGCCAGGGCGATGCGATGTCCGGCACCCCGTTGTCCGCGCTGCCGACCATGACGCCTGCAAAGGTTGCCGAATATGGATACTTCAACATTCGCACGATTGAGCAACTGGCTGCGACGGCTGACACGTTTGGTGCCAAGTTCATGGCTTTTCAAGGTGACAAAGCGCGCGCAAAGGCGTTTCTTGAGGTTGCTGCTGGCAACGCGCCGCTTGAAAAGATGAACGAAGAACTGTCCAAGCGTGACGAGCAGATCGAAACGCTGCGGGCGCAAGTCGAAGCATTGGTTGCGAGTCAAGGCAAGAAGAAGTCTGACTGAGGGGTAACGAATGGCCTTCCAGCTTGTCAATGACGCGAGTCTGCTGAACATCGTCCAGAACCTCGCGCAGATGGTGGGCTATTCGACCCCGGCTGACCCTGCGGGCGGCAGCGATCCTGCCGTCACGCAAATGGTGCAGGCTGTCAACGTGGCGGGCAATGACATGCTCGCCATGAACGACTGGCAGGAACTAAGCAAGATCCACAGCATCAGCATTGTTGCTGATTCGCCTGGTCAGACCGAGAAGGGCTTTGCGCTGCCCGAGGACTTTTTCGAGTTCACGGATCAGACGCAATGGAACACCAGCAACCAATGGCCCGCGATTGGGCCTATCTCGCCGCAGATGTGGCAGATGCTGCTGGTGCGCTCCACGATCCCGACGATGTCGTTCTACTGGCAGATTCGGGACAGCAAGATCTACATTCTTGCGCCGCCCTCGACCGCGCAGACGCTCACGTTCTTTTATCAGTCGTTGGCGTGGGTGCGGGACGCGGATGACGCGACCCTGTACAAGAACCGCGCGACGAAGAACGGCGACACAATTCTTGTTGACCCGTATCTGATGACGCTGCTCGCCCGCGTCAAGTGGCTGGAAATGAAGGGTCTGGATTCTGCTGCTGCCATGCGCGATTTTCTGGTGACGTTTGAGAATCGCAAGGGCGCGGAGAAGGGTGCGCCTGTGCTGACGATGGCGAGGGATATGCGGTTCCCGTACTTGAACCCGATTCAGAACACGCCTGACACCAACATCGGATTCTGATATGCCTCTCCAGCGGGTTGCTCCGTTTGCCGCGCCTCGACGGGCTGCGGCGACGCAAACGTCAAAGATGAGCAACGTCCCCGCGCCGGTAGGCGGGCTGAACTACCGCGACCCTATCAGCCAAATGTCGCCTTTGGACGCGGTGGTGCTGGACAACATGATCCCGCGCCAGTTCGGCACCGAGATCCGAAAGGGCTATCGGCTGCATGTTGACGATGTTGGCGGCGTGGTCAAGTCGGTGTTTACCTACAACGCGGCGAACCAGACGAACGACAAGGTATTCGCGGCGCGCGGCGGCAACATCTACGATGTGACTGCCGACCCGGCAACGGTTGCCGTTTCTGCTACGGGCAGCACAAACGACCTGTGGTGGACGACGCAGTTCGCAACCGGCGCGGATACGTTTTTGTTGGCCGTGTCGCCTGGCGCTGGGTACTACACTTATTCGCAGGCGACGGGTTGGGTCAAGCGCACGCCTTCCAGCCTGCCGACGACGACGCTGCGAACCGTCGCAGTCTGGAAGCGGCGCGTGTTTTTTACCTGCATTAACGACACCAAAATCTACTATATCAACAACGTTGACACTGTAGACGGGTCCAGCAACTCGTTCAGCATGGGCGGTCTGCTGCGAAATGGCGGGTACGTTTCTGCGTTGATCAACTGGACGCTGGATGCGGGCACCGGCATTGACGACCATTTGGTCGTGGTCGGCACGCAGGGCGACATGGGCGTCTGGAAAGGCACCGACCCCGGCACGGCTAACGATTTCCAACTGCAAGGCGTCTGGTACATCGGTCCTGTGCCTGAGTTTGGGCGGTACTTCAGCCCTGCTGGCGGGGATGTGCTGATCCTGTCGGAACTCGGGTTGCAGCAGGTTTCCAAGTTGGTCAATGGTCAGTTCATTGAACGTGATCCTGGCCCTGCGGCAAAGGTGCAGAGCGTGCTGAACCCGCTGGTTCAGACGTATCTGAACGCGCAGGCGTGGGATGTCATTGTGGTGCCCAGCAACAACATCCTGCTGATCTCGCCGCCACCGTCTGACATTGGCGTTTATCAACAATTCGCAATGGATCTGACGACGGGGTCGTGGTGTACGTTGTCTGGCATGAAGATGCGTGCAGCGGCTGTGCTGGACGGGACGATGTACTACGGCACCAATGACGGGTACATCT